GGTGATTATATCATTGCACATCAAGATGGGAAAGGAAGAGCTGTAAAAGAACTGCACTCTTTAGATAGAAGAGATAGATTTATAGGAGTGGCTTTAGCAGACGGTAATGGTACAGTTGAAGTTAAAATTTAGGAGTACGGTATGAGCATGACAGCCAGCCAACTAGACACATGGTTAAAAGATAACGCTAGAGACCAATTAAGAACATTTAACAAAACAATAACGATTACAGCTACCGTATGGACACAGGGTACCGGTGCCGATAGTGGGACATCTACTTCTGCAACTAGTCCAAACTGGAATTTAACCTCCGCAGCCTCTTCTGTTTTTACTGGCGACCTAGATAGTGGAATTGGTTCTGGTTTGATTGCAGACGCTGACGATGTTGCAGCATCTATAGTTAATACTGTGCGCTCTGCTGTGGATGAGATAGAGGGGGCTATAGGTAATGTAAGCTGGAACGCACAGGTGTGCCACAGCAGTTGTCATACAAATTGTCACACCTCAAGGGGGAGAAGGTAATGATAGAACAAAGTTGTTATTATTTAAACAATAAAAAATATGTATCATCCATACTTGGTCTTGACGGCCTAATGGAAGAAGTGGCGTCTTTTTACTCAAACTCATCATCACAAAGAAAAGTAGTGATTGTTGGACATGGTGATGACACTATTTTTGAAGGTAGTTTTAAAAACACAGTGCACGATACAGTAAAGAAGTACAATCCTATTATTGATGATGCTGGAATAAGCGAGATTGTCTCATTTAAGAGCTACGCAGAAGCTGATAATCTTGACTATCTTAATAACCCTGACAAGGTGTTTATGCTGTTTACAGATGAAACGGACATGCTTCGTGTTTATCTAAAGTATTCTGACTGGCTGTTAAGTGGAGTTGCCGACTATACAAGCGATGTGCTAACCGACCTTTCTACTCGTGTTATGCAAAGAGATATAGAGTTTGCGACAAATACGGCTCTAACAGTAGCTTTAGTAGGCTCAACAGTTGAGACTATGTTTGCTGATGAAGATAGATACGAGTCTTCTGGAACGATTGCACCCGGTAAGTTTTGGTCATATGACGTGTTGTTTTACATGCAAGACCATATGTCGGGGAACACAGTATCTGCCGGCATCTTAGCTGAGAAGTACGCAATCCATTCTTCAAAATTAGTGGGAGAGGCTATTCAGTCCACAATCTCACGCTCAAGTATTATCTCTCCGCTTGTTGGAATTGTTGATTACTTGGTTGCACAAGGTGACACGACATACACTAGAGAATCCTTCATTCAAAGCATTTGGTATCAAGAGAACAATACGCTGGTCTTATATACACTTAGAGACTTTATAGCATATGTTGGAACTGTTGACGGACTAGTAGATAAGTTAAAGAATCATCAGAGCTGGGAGTATTACGACATCTATTTCGACCTTCAGCATTCATTACCTATCTTGGTCAATTTCTTAGAGGGTACGAGTGTTGATTCAATCGATAAGACGGATGTAGAGTTCTTTCACAGACGCATGAAGCGTATACCGTATATATTTTGGACGGTAGAGCCACTAATATAAGGAATCATAATGTACACATTACCATTAAATCCAATAGATCTTACTGAGATATACAAAAAGAAACTAGAGGACGATTCATTTGTTCTTTTTGTTGATTATGTTAAATCAAGAGAGTCTTTGACAGCTAAGCAGATATTAATTTATCTGTCGAACACAGGATTTACTGCGGCCTTTAATAAGATTGATAACGATCTTGTGACAGAGTTTATTAAGCTAGACTTTATAGTATCATCCCATATGCTAACCAGAACTGTTAGTAATATTGTAAGGTTTAGACTAAAGCACGAGATTGTTGATGGCCTTATTATGTTTACTGCAAAGGATATTGAGGAGTACTTAGTTGATAATATTGATGTTATCGATGATCTAATCGATGATATGTCTGGAATATCCTCTTATATTGTTGATACAATAAATAACAATGAAGACTCTGGTATTTGTATAAATGACAATATGACGTTCTCCGAGCACAACAAGAGTGCTACTGGCCTTAACATCTTAAGTATCACTTCTGATGGATTAGACTCTCTAGCTCTTGTTATATCAGAGAAAGGATTAAACAAGAGCATCAATACCAGTTTGTTTAACAAGGCATCTAAGTATCATGGCGGAGACCTCTTCCACATGCTATATAAGAACGGTGTAGTGAACTTTGTGTTAAGCCTCTTTCCAGAAGAGTTAATAACTGAAGATGAAGTCACAGCTTAACAATGGCGCTTCTGGTTTTGGTGGTGTTGACAGAGAGCAGTCTTTCCTAAAGTCAGAGGTTCATGCTGATATATTAAGTGGCTGTAACGCCAACTGTAATGGTTGCTTCATACCAAGGAAGAACGGCTCATTCAATCTTGAGATACTATATAACAAGTTGCTTGAGTCTGCGTTCTACCCTGATGAGATAACAATAGGTCCGACAGATATATTTGATGCTATAAACTTTGAAGAGGTCTTAGAGGACCGTTACCTTCAAAAGCTGTATGACATATCAGGTATCTCATTTACATCCGCGTTAAAGCAGGACTACAACCTTATCAAAGAGAAGCACAAGAGGTTGTGGGATGTATCTGAAGAGCCTGACATAGACTTTAAGATTGTTGTGGATATAAATAGCTACCTTTTAAATGGGTTAGACGATAAAAAGCTAGGACTATTTAAAGAGGGTTCTGTACAGTTCAGGGTTAACTATCATAAGGGTATGTTCGATAAGATATCTTATAATGATTTGGCCTATCAGATACATGACAGATACAACTCACCAATTGTTGTTGTTCCTAACTTCTTTGTGAATAACAATAACACTGGAAAGGTCTCGGAGATGCTTGTAAACTTTAGAAAGGACTTAGAAGGTCAGGAGATAGCCCCAGAGTTTCTAGGGTGGTACACAATGTTTGATTCTAAGTTTAACTCTTATGGTTGTACTAACTACTCGTTCTATAACAACAAGTTCTTTATAAGCCCGTTTATATTCGACGGGGTTCTTCAGAGAGATAACTTGTTTGAAGTTGACGACCTTAACTCATGTAATGTAGCTAGTAATATAGTACTGACTGGTGACACTGAGTGCGGAGATTGCCAATGGATAATATCTTGTTCTGAAAGGAACGTTCCGTTGTACATGAGGTCTCGTGGTATTGAGACTTGTATAATCCCAAAGAGGTATATGTATGCCAATAATCAAAAATAACCTGTATTACGAGCTTACCTCTGAAACAAAGACCAAACCTGTCTCTGCGATTAAGATACAAATGGATGTATTGGATAGGTGCGAACACAGCTGCTCTGGCTGTTTTGTAAACAGAAGAAACAACGCCCCGTCTGACAGCGACCTTGCAGGGTTTATGTCTAGAGTTAAGAGTATGACAGAAGAGGGTTTATTAGTAGATGAGATACTAATCGGCCCTACCGACTTCTTATCATCTAGTAACTTTTATGATATTCTTTCTAATAAAGACCTTTTAAAGACTATTAATGATAACTCACCAATACTAGCCTTTGTAACAACGCTTATGGGTGGGGATATACTTAAGTTCTGTAGCTTTATTACAAAGAACATTAATACCGATACAGAGATAGAAATAGGAATAGCAACAAATCCTGAGACGTTAATGGATATCGGGTATATAGAGGATGTTAAATACAAACTGTCTATCTTGAGCGACAATCTTGAACACGATATAACCTATACATTCTTACTGAACATAGAAGACCGTGAGATAGACTACCAAAGGATACACAACCATGTCACAAGCATGTTTGACACAACCTTTGATCTAATACCATCAGTTGCGAGAAGTGGTAACAAGAAGAAGATACTCGACAGGATAGAACAGGTCAACTCCTTCTTTAACAATTTGCCATCTAGTTCAGGCACTAATAACATAATGATTGACCATTCACACTCTGGTAACAACTTTAAGGTCTTGAACTTTAAGAGGGGTGACTGGTACATATCACCGTTCTTGTACGAGAATATGGCTATTTACGACGATATGTTTAAAGTCAATGGTATACAAGACTTTCACAACAAAGTTGTAGAACAGTACTCTCACGAGACTGAGTGTACAAATTGTGACTTTTTAACATCTTGCGCTTCAAGAGGCATTCCAATGCTGATGAAGTTCTTAGAGACCGAGAGTTGCATTTGTCCAAAAGAGAATATGATAAAAAACAAGTATGCATTAAGCCATGCTGCAAATAGTATGTACGATTGGTCTGATTACAGTGTAGAGTCGGATAAGGCAGGATATAGGAAGAAATTCTTGGTCCATGAAGATAATATAAAAGACCTTGATAGGTTGAAAGAGATATATGAGAGTAGGAGATAATATATGAGTATGCAGGAATCTTATTGCAAGGCTATGAGATATTCGGGACCAGAATCATTAGCACTAAAAGACCAAGTTAAGTTTGATGTTCTGATAAGTGTAGAGTTGCTCTCAGGATGTGACCACGGGTGTACAGGTTGTTTTGTGGATAAGCACAAGCCAAAAAGCTTGGCACAACCATTGCTGGAGGAAGCTCAAAGGCTTGCCGATGGCGTAAAGGCCTCTGGTTTAAACCTAAGAGAGTTCGTATTGGGTCCTACAGATTTCTTTACAGCATCAAACACTATAGATGTTCTAAACAACAGTATTACACAAAAGATTATGCGAGAGCATGAGAATGCTAGAATCGCAACACCAGCTAAGTTTGACTTTGTTAATGATGTGAAATTCAAAGAGATATTTAAGATTCTTGATAACCCTGAGAACTATAGGGAAGACATGATTATGGAGTTTATCATGCCTGTTGAGAATCCTGAGACAATGCTTAATAATGAAGAGTACTTTGACGCTGTTATGCGTAGGATTGACTTCTTTAAGCACAATACGCCAAAAATGATAGACTGGTCATGGACATTACAGTCTTCAGCACTGGTGGGTAAAAAGACATCAAAAGAACAATACAACAAAATGCTTGACAAGTCTCTAAACGATTACGGAACCATCTTGGAGATGAACCCGGCATTCTCAAGAGCACCAAGACACAAGCAGAAAGAAAACCTACTAGCTTGGAATAGTTTCCTGTCAAGGGTTATCGATGATGATAATTATGACAAGGCAACAATGTCTATGGCTAACCTTAACTGTAACTCAATGAACTTTATTGGGCTAACAGTTGTTATGGGTAAAGATGGGCCAGAGACACACCTGAATGTGATGTTGCATGAGCAAGCGTTCTTCTTAACAAATGAAGGTACAAATGTAACCGGCCTTAGTTTTGAAGAAATTCTTGATAGACGCAACAGTCTTATCCTTGACGGAATTAAAAACCTGTCAATTCATCCGTTGTATAAAGACTCTCCATATTTAATCTCTATGGCTAATAGGTTGCTATGGGAAGCTATAAAGGCTATGGACTTGTCTTTAGATGAAGAGATAGTGCCAAGCGACGTGTTGGCAAGGTATAACCCTTCAGAGAGGGGTGGTCATTTATGGAATGAAGACGCCTTGAAGTATATGACGGACGAGTTAGACGTAGTATAATGCTAGACATAATGAGGATAAAAATAAATGAACAATACTAGAATATTACTAGAAAACAAAAGACCCCTCATTGGAGAAATAGAGCTTACACTATTTGAAAACTGTCATCTTAATTGTTCTTTTTGCCATCATGATAAAAAGTCAACAGTCGGCTTAACCGAGAAGGAGATACTGTCAAAGGTATCTCTTGTTGAGGAGCATCTTGTAAAGCTTAGGGATTCTGTTGATATTGTTCAGATAAACATGGTTGGTGGAGAGTTGCTTCAAGATAGGCACTCGCACCTTTATGAAGTCTATGAAAGGCTGATGGACGAGATAATGGTTGTTTATAAAAAGCACGACTATGATATAAAGGTTGTATGGGTTACATCGTTTCAATTCTCCAAAAGAGAACTAGTTAAGACAATGCTTGATAACATGGTCGCAAAAGGAATTCCGTCTTACTTGATAGCTTCTTATGACTTTGATGGAAGGCCTGTTAAAGGCCCATATGCAAAGAATATAGATTACTTTGCCGACTACATCATCTCTATAAACATGGTGGCCACTACAGAGTCAATACATAAGTTTATGGCTATGTCTTTGACTGGAGACAGTTACTTTGAGTACCTGTATGAAAAGTTCGATAACTTCTACTTTGATGACTACATACCAGATAAAGGTGAGGACCACCAGATACCATCTGACTCGCTATACCTTAGGTTTTTAAAGTTTGTTTATAAGAATTATCCAGACATCGCTCCATTCTCTGGACTAATAAGAAACGACAACAATGAAATGCATTGCATGGCGCTAAACAAAGTCACTATCTTTCCTGACAATACTACATCTAATTGTAGATGGGATAGGTATGATGAGTCTGACTTTAACACTCCTTTAGACAGAAAAGACAACACCTCCATGATGCAGAACTATATGGACGAGTACGGTTGCCTGTCTTGTAAATGGTATAATAAGTGTGGGTTTAGGTGTTACACTCAATGGGATTGGAAGAACAGAATAAGAGATCTTCCTGACTGTGTTATGAGAATGTGGTTCAACTACATGGAGTCAAATGAAAATATTTTACATAAAGACGACAGAGACGTGCAACCTTAACTGCTCCCACTGTTTTACTAGTGGTATAAACGGGAGGAAGATATACTTTGATCCTGTTGCCACTGCTAGCTTTGTAAATAACTTTGCAGATGAGCAGATACACATAGACTACCATGGTGGAGAGCCGTTCTTAGCGCCCTTAGAGGATATGCGTACATTTTACAAGCTTGTGTCTGAAAAGAATAAAAAAGCATCTTTTGGAGCTACTACTAACCTCACACACAAGCTCACGCCAGAGAAGTTGTCATTCATACAAAATGAATTATCAAGTAGAATAGCAACATCTTGGGACGAGGGAATTCGATGGGCAAATGTTAGGCAGTACGACCTATGGAAACATAACGTGCGCTTACTAGTTGCTTTGGGTGTTGATATAAAGTTGTTTGTGTCAATGAATACGCAACTTATAAAGCGAAGCCCCACTGGTGTTTTAGCCTTGTTTAAAGAGTTAGGTTTAAGAGAGGTTGCTTTTGAGAGGCTCACACACGATGGGTCTGCTGAAAGAAACCCCCACATATTCCCAACTAATCGCCAAATAGATGATTGGATATGGGAGATGCATCAGGTTAATGACAGGGGTTACTTTAATAACGTACTTCTCGAATCGATTTACGCTAAGTTTGAGGGCGGCGGCAACAGGAACTCCACCTTTTGCAGAGGCTGTGAAAAGATAATGTTTACGATTAATGCAGACGGGACAATAGCCGGTTGCCCTAATAGCGCACCCACTAGTCATTATGCCCACATAGGTGATGACATAGACAGTATACTGAACCATGAGAAAAGAGGCTGTATGATAGCCACAGAGGCTCTTATAGACCCGAGATGCATACCGTGCGAAGTTTTCGGACAGTGCGGTGGTGATTGTTACAAACTAGATTGGGACACACAATGTCCCGCGCCTAAGAGGTTAATGTATGGACTTAATAATAAAACCGACAGAGCTGTGCAACTTCAAGTGCACCTTCTGTAGTAGCTCAAACATATCGGAAGATAGTGCCAAGTTACTAGATATCAACGAGATATTTAAGTTTCTTGACGAGCACCCAGACACAAGAACCGTTATAGTAAATGGTGGAGACCCTTTGATGGTCAAGCCCGAATATTACTATCAGATAATAGACTATCTTGACGAACACGACATGGACACATCTATATCGTTTACAACCAATCTATGGCCTTTTTATAAGACTAAAAAGTGGGATGAGTTGTTCAAACACCCTAGAATGGCCGTAACGACATCTTTCCAATACGGAGGTGGCAGACTCAAGGGTGACTACTCTATGTTCACAGAAGAGGACTTCTGGGGCGTTTCAGACTCAATGTTAGATAGAATAGGTTATAGACCAGATTTTATCGCTGTTGTGGTTGATGGTGAGCAAGACATAGCTATTGACAATGTTAAGTTAGCAAAAAAGATGGGTGTAGAGTGTAAGCTCAATTATGCCATGGCCTCCGGCTCACAAGGTAAACCACTATTACTTGCTGATATATATAGTATATATTTAGATATATATGACCAAGGTCTAGAGGAGTGGGAGTACAACACAAAAGACATAATAAAGTCTATGGCTGGAGAAGATACAACCTGTCCAAGAAATAGAAAGTGTGACGAAGGTATCAGATGCATACAACCAGAAGCCGACCAATACACTTGCGGATCTTTTGCCGATGACAAAGAGTATCCTATAGGTGACAACTTTAGAGACGACCCTGAGTTGTTATCGATGAACAACTGGTGTTTTACTTGCCCATTGTTCAATCTGTGCAACGGCTGCTCTAAGACTATAAAAGACCATAAGAGGTTTGATATGCAAGGTAGACATTGTTTTGAAATGAAGCAACTTGAAGGTAGGCTTCTTAGCATGGAAATAAGATGAATAAAAAAGTTAAGTTACTGAGTGCTGGCAATAGGTTCTTTTACATCGATAATGATGGAAGAGATTTTGAGTTAACAAAAGCTGAGGCTGTTATTAAGGTCTGTGAAGGGTTTTTTGTTGTTAAGGTAGAGGGGTTAGAGTCAGTTCATAAGTGGGGAAAGTCTGTACATGCTTTTATCTCTCCAGCTGGAAGCGCTTCATTCGATACACACACTGACGATGTGAACCTAGTAATAGCTAGCATAGAAGGTACAAAGTTTTTTGAGGTGTACGGAGAGACTGTAGAGATTAATGAAACATCTTCTTTATATGTGTCCGCAGGTAGCCCTCATAGAGGTGTTAATAGGTATGACTCAATAACACTAAGTATTGAAGTATGAATATCTCAATCAACCCCTCATACTTCTGCAACTTCAGTTGTAAGTTTTGCTACTTAACACCTGAACAACTTAACGACCAAAAGAGGATAGACTTAAGGGTTTTGGACAGCCTATTAAAGCAAGTCCCCAAGATAGACTATATAGACCTTTATGGTGGTGAAATAGGAGCACTAAGTTCAACATATTTTAAAAAACTAAAAAAGACTATAAGGAAGCACTATAAGGGTGAGATAAACATCATAACTAACTTCTCCATGCTTAGTGATAACTTCTTTGCTGATGATATATCCCTTTCGGTGTCGTATGACTTTACCGGAAGAGAGAGACATGCACAAGTATTCTCTAATATGCTAATGTCTCCTAAAAGGTATTCTGTATTGCTATTAGCTACAGAAGACGTTATTAAGATGGATGTTGATTCAATGGTTTCTCAGTTCAACATATTGCGTAACTTGGACAGCGTAGAGATTAAACCATACTCTATAAATCAAGCCAACTCCTTCAATGTAACTCATAAGGATTATGAAGACTTTGTGATAAAGTGGCTTGAATGTGATGTTCCAAAAGGCTTTACCTTTGGCAACAAAAGAAGTATTGAAAAGTCGTTAAAGAAGGAGTACAACGCATTCTCTGATGACCATATATACATCACGCCTAATGGCAAGTTTGGTGTATTAGATTTTGACAAGGATGACAAAGAGCTATTCTTAGAACTTGATAACTTTAAAGAATACCTCGAATGGTGTGAGCGTGAAAAGGCTGAGCTTTCTGATATATGCAATAGTTGTAAGTATCTTGGAACTTGTCTGACAGAGCACTATAGATATGTAGAGAATCTAGATAACTCTTGTAATGGATACATAGGGTTGCTGGATTATTACGACAAAGAACATATGGAATAAATATGAAGGACTGGAAAATTAGACAAGAGATGTATCACAGAATGAATGATGATTTCGGAGATGATCTTTCAGATAAGGATATTCAATATAGGTACGACACGATAGTTGGGGATTGTGTTGATTACATTAAAAAACCCAAAGAAGATACTGGCTGGATGTATCCTGCTAAGTCATATGTAGTTGCATTGTGCTATGCACAGTGGATATCAGAGGATTTTAAAGAAGACTTTAACGAGCTTATTAATGACCCTGACCTACTTTATAACAACGACCCTCACTTCGTAATATACAAAGACAGCGAAGATGAGTACAAAGGTATTATAGAGAAGATGGGTTTGCCGTTACCGTTTACCGGTGTGGTCCCCGATATAAGAAAATACTACGAGAGAGAATTCATGCTAACACCAATGGAGAATTATGAGCATTAGAGAAGATAAATGGCACCTAAGTAGATCGGTAAGCATTAGCCACCTACTGACGACAGGGGCTTTAATATTTGGGGCCTTAATGTATGTTACAGATATAAGGCAAGACATTGCGGTGATGCAGGCAGAGCAGAAGCATATACAGCAACAGATCGTTACCATTCAACAGGATAATAAAGAAATGTTTGCGTCCATCGATGATAAGCTGGATCAAATGATATCGATTATCCATAACTATCGAACGGAGAATTTACGATGATGAAGAAAATAAAGCTATACCTACTACTTACAGCCATTGGTTCAACTGGGTTATTCGCTGGTTATAGCTGGCTGGAAGGTGTTGTTACTGATGCTTTTATTACGGTAGGCACTGACAAGGTAGAAGAGGTAGTTAAGCAGAAAGCTGAAGACAGGTTAAAGGAGAAGCTGGGTGACCTACTTGAGAGCGCATTACAATGAAGATCGACACGCCCACACTATTAACCTTGGCTGGAATTATTGGGGGAATAGTGTTCACTTACGGACAATTAACCAACAAAGTCAACAGCTTAGAGTACCTGAAAGAGTTGTCAGACACAAACATGAACAGGGTTATTGTGCTGGAAACAAAGATTGAAGCCGCACAGACGGCTTTTGAATTATACATAGGGGGACAATAATGTTTGGACTACCAATTGAGATTTTGACGATGCTCGCAAGTACACTTGGGGGTGGCATAATGAAGATGTGGAGTCAGTCACAGGCTGACCTTGCTGACGAGAGAAACCATCGTAAAGAACAATATATGAACGTAGAGGCTAGTATGGAAAGGGCAGGTAAGCTCAACACTCCAGAGGCGTCTTGGGCTAAGAGATTCTTAGTCGTATCATTCATGGCTATGGCCGCTTACATACTAATTGCACCCGCACTAGGAATGTCAACTGTCGTACCAGTAGAGGTTACCTCTGGATTTAAGTTCTTGTTCTTAGATTTTACAAATACAGTTACAGAATATGTTAGCCTAGAAGGCACAGTAGTTCCAGAATGGCTAGGACATGCAATTATGGCAGTCGTAGGCTTATATTTTGGTCAATCTATAACTAGACGTTAAGGAGTCGATATGTCTTTTACTAAAACACCAGAGGTTGATTTCTCATCCGTAGGTTTAATTACAGATGTTCCGAGTCACTCTCTACCTCAAGGGGCATGGAGTGACTGCTTAAATATTAGATGCAAGGACGGTAGTGTTCAAGGTGTTAATGTATTTGAAGATGGATTTCCTTTATTCACTAGTTCTAACACTGGTATTCGAGACGGAAAGGCCATGGCGGTCACCCAGTTCTTGGAGGCCGGTGGTAACAACCTTGTAATAGCTTACATCGTAAAGGATGCTAGTGGAGATGGTCACGTTGTAACGTACAACACAGGAACCTCAACATACTTAAACCTTACTAACGCGCTTACACCTAATCAGTTTACCTTTGATGACAGATACCCTCCACAGATTTATGTGTTCAATGAACTGTTGATTGTTAATCCAGCTAACGATGCTCCTCCAATGTTTTCAGACGATGTGAACACAGCAGGAAGTCTTGTTACGCTACCAAATTGGCCTAGTGATTCTCATGGTTCAAAATTAGTAACAAGAATATTAAAGCCATTCAACAATAGATTGATGGCTATGAATATATTTGAAGAGCACCAAGCAACAGCGGACGACGATGAGTTTCTTCCTATTGATATTTTATGGTCATCCCACATAACTGGGATTGGAAGTATAGATGCCGTAGAGTGGTCTTACGATGGTATTAACACTGCTGGCGATGCCTTTGCAGTTGAGACGCCCGGCAAGATACTTGATGGTGGTCAGCTAGGAGAATACTTTATTGCTTATAAGACAGATGCTGTCATAAGGGTTAGAGAGACTGGTGACACATACGTACTAGCTTTTGAAAGTATCTTTGAAGATGATGGTATTTACTCTGCAAGATGTTTTGCTAATATAGGAAACGCACAGCACTTGGTTATTGGAAACTATGGAGTGTACCTTCATGATGGTCAATCACAGAAAGAAGATATTGCTAAAGGATTATTCCAAGATGTAATGTTTAACTCTGTAAAGGCTACTAAGAAGGACAAGTCGTTCTGCTTCCAACAGACTAGAGATAAAGAAGTGTGGTTTTGCTTCCCATCTAAAACTATTAGTGGCGATGGTTGTGACAGGGCTTTTGTATTTGACTATAGCACTAGAAAGTTACACTTAAGAAGTTTGCCAAACATATCCGATGCTTTTGAAACAGAGCAAAATGGAGAGCTTAAGATTTATGCAGCTAAAGAAGGTGCTGCGGCTGAAATTCAAACACTATCAAGTACGGTGTTTGAGGAAAATGGATTCTTCATAAGGGTTAATGATAACTACAAAGACAGTGCATATAAATGGATAAACGCTATCCATCTTGATTCTATGAATAGTGTACAGATTAGTGTAGTTGGAACCAATAGTATCACTGATACTGCGGTATACTCTTTACAGACATTTAATCCCACTACGGATTATAAGTTAGACTTTAGAACGTCTGGACGTTATATGAATATTAAGGTGCAAATGTTAGGGGCTTCAAACCCATTATTAGGCAGGATGCAATTTGAATTAAAGGTTGCTGGAAAACGATAAAAGGATTACAATATGGCTAAGATTTCAGAAACGGAACTTCAGAGAAAACTAAGAAACGCTAAAACATCCTCTGGAACCACTGGAGGAAGAACTGCTGTTCAGAAGGACGGAGTTTGGGAATACACAAGCCCTGTTATTTATACGGCCTATGCCGATAATATTACTAATCGCTCAACAACCGGTAAGATTCCATCACAAGCAGATGCTGCGGGATTCCAATTGGAGCCGCATGATGCTGGTGGAGAACTGTTAGACTGGAGAGGGCACTTGTTCTCTACAAGTATTTATGAGTCCGGAGATCCAACTGATTACACATGGGAGTTGGCCGACTATACTGGTGTTACAACATCTTTTGAGAGAAGCTATACAACATCTACTAAACTACTAGTTGACGTTGGAAACCCAACCTTTCCGGGAACTGGCATAACTTGGACGTCAATTGCGTCTAACCTAGCCCTTCCAGATAATGCTTATTTTGTAGCAGAGAGGTACACAATTAAAGGAGCAACTTCAGCGTGGATGGTTTATCCTGTTGCTGTTGAGGAGAATGGCTTTGGTCTAATTCCTTACACAATAACTGGTAGAGATGCACCAGCCCTTAATAGTGCTCAGTGGAACACAGATACTTTAACAGCTGTTACTTCTTTTACTGGAAGAACATATTCAACTATTAAAGAGTTCGGATATGGAACAACTATTGTTATTACATACGATGATGGAAAGCTATATGGGCTACTTAAAAAGGTCAGTGGCACTGCATCTTTTGTTGCTCCTGTGGATTACATCGACGGTGCTTTACTTGTAGATACATCAATCATTGCAGACAAGATTGCCAACAACGCTATCACGGTTAATAAGATTCTTAACGACTCTATTAACGCTGATAAGATTGCTGATAATGCAGTCACTACAGCAGCGATTATTAGCAACGCCATCAATTCAGATAAGATAGCTAACAACGCTGTAACATCTAATGAGATAGCTGCAAACACTATTGTTGCTAACAATATACAAGCTAACGCAATAGGTGCTAACGAGATAGCTGCAGATGCTATCACTGCTAATGAGATAGCCACAGACGCTGTTACGGCCAACGCCATTCAGGCAGGATCTGTTGGTGCTAATGAGATAGCTGCAAATAGTATCACAGCAGGTGAGATAGCTGCAGACGCTATCACTGCAAGCGAAATAGCTGTAGACGCTGTAGAGGCTTCAAGTATTAAGGCTGGAGCTGTCACAACAAACAAGATAGAGGCTTTAGCAATAACTGCTGAAACTATAGCGGCAAATGCCATCATATCAGACAAGATTGCAACAAATGCTATCACCTCTGGAAAACTATTAATAACCGGAACAGGCAATGTCTCAGAAGTAATCACACCAGCTTATATTGGTGCACCAACTACTGCTGCATTAGCAACTGTAATTGGCGATGTTGCAACTGCACAGAGTACGGCTGACGGAAAGATAAACTCTTACTTTCAGGACGCTGCACCAACTAGTTTAACTGCTAGTGATGAAGGTGACTTATGGACAGACACCCTTGCTGCAAATAACAATGAATCATATAGATGGTCAGGAACCGCTTGGGAAGCTATTGCTGACGGTGGTATCGCAGATGCTATTGCAAGCGCTGCAGCTGCACAAAGTACTGCTGATGGAAAGGTCACAACCTTTTATCATGATGATCCTCCAACTGCTGAAGGTGAAGGTGACTTATGGGTAGACACTAATGATAGTAACAAACTACATAGGTGGAATGGAAGTGCTTGGCTAGATATTCATGATACAACATACTCCTCAATAGGTAGTATTACAGGAGGCATTTCAGCCTCTCAAGTTGCAAATGCTGTAAATACAAACTCAACAACAGTTGATGGCGGAAAGATTACAGCCGCCTCTATTGGAGCTTCACACTTAATTGTCAGTGGCGCAAACGCTGTTGAACTTGATGGTCTTAAAACATTTAGACAAACAACATCACCAACAGCAGAGAATGAAGGCGACCTATGGTATGACAGTGATGACCATAACAAACTATACAGGTGGGACGGCTCTACTTGGGTCTCAAATCAGGACAATACGGTTGCTGACAATATCTATTCGTCTGGCACAACCTATATAAATGGTGGTATTATAACTACAGACACAATTTCAGGCAATCATATTCAGGCTGGAGAGATTGATGCTGGCCACCTTAGTGTTGATTCTGTAACTGTAGATAAGATAAACGTTGATGGGCAATTAGACATTAGCGAATCGACAGGCTCGTTCACTTTTAAGAAGACAAAGTATAGTGATTATTCAACAAACGGTGTCTTCCTAGGAAACAGAACAGGTAGCAACATACCCGTGTTCTTGGCAGGAAGCACTACAAGCTATATCCAAGTGGATGATGGTGGTGTAACTATCGTTGGTGCAGATTTTGCTGACTCAACAACTATTTCAACACCAGCATTGCCTAATGTTCCAACGGAATATAATACTAGTGGTCAATTTACCTTTCCTATCTCTAGTGCTTACGACACGCTAACTTTTGAACTATCTGGTGCAGGTGGTGGTGGTGGTGGAGCTCGTGCAGGTGGTGGTAGTACCTCGGGTGGCGTAACCGGTGGACAAACCAAAGTAGAAATTTTAGATGGTAATGGTGCTGTTGTGAGTGGTGCAACATGGACAGCGAACGGTGGTTCAGGTGGTGGACATAACACAACCGTAGCTTCTACTAGATATGGTGATGATTTTGACGTCTCACCAGTTGACACATTTTTTACAGGTGATGGCGGTACGGGAACCCCTTCAAACCCAAGTAGTGGTACTTCCCATACTGGTAGCGTTGGTGGCGCGGTATCGTCTGGAGGCGAGGGTGGTGCTGATGGCGCATCTTGGTCTGACTTTGATGACGATAGGTTTGGTGTTGGCGGTAGTGCTGGTAGCTTCTCCTCACCAAGTGCTTACACCCTACAAAGTTCTCACCATTCTGTAAGAGTGACGGTTGGAACTGGCGGGAATGGTGGTAGTGGTGCTGCTAGTGGTGGTAGAGGCGCCCATGGTGCCGTTCGTATTTCAGTAACTTTACATTAGGTATAGTCATGTATATAATAACAGATAGAAAGACAGGAAGAGTGTTAAGGACTGGCCTAAGCCGAAGTGAAATGCAAGGCATTATCAATACTTCAATGGACTTCGCTGAAGACAGTGAGCATGGTGTTGTAACTATTGGAATGAAGTACGACAAAAGCTCTAATAGTTTTGTTGACATGACAGATAGTGATGTTAGAGACATTAGGGCTAAAATACTTAAAGATACAGATTGGCGAGCCACTGTTGACTATCCAAACACAGACCAAAGTGCTTGGCTTGAATACAGACAGGCGCTAAGAGATATGCCACAGAATAGCTCTGTGGTATTCCCACAATCACCGGAGGGTGTTTAAAAGATGTATGAGATAAAGCAAGTAGTCGGGGAAGATATCCTGATTAGATACAACAGCCTCAAGGTTGAAATTGATAGGGCGATGGAGCATTCTGACGGAGAGTGGAATGCTTCTCAAATTGTTACTAAATGCATTACTGACCCAGTTAACTTTCATATATGGGAAGTGTGTATAGATGGCTCTCCAGTTGCTATAGCGTCTACTAGGGTTATGTATTACAATAGTTTCACAGCCTTACATATAACAACACTCGGAGGTTCTGGATTGTACAATCACATGACGGACCTAATCGAAGAGTTTGAGGCAAAGGTAAGAGGGTACAAGAATATTGACTTTCTAGAATATACAGGACGGAAAGGGTTTCTTAAACAACTCACAAAGTCTGGTTGGAGAGAGACATACACTACTATGAGAAAAGATATCAGGGGGAATAATGAGTGATTTTGACCTTGGCGAATTCATTCCGCCAGTTAAGTATGACAATACACGACTTCTTAGTTTTTTAAAAGAGAAGGAAGACCTGAGACTTGAGGGTTATCACGCAACAAAGGATGAGGCAAAAGACGAACTAGTGACTGTTGGTTGGGGCTCTACTAGGCGTGTTGGACTTGGCGACAAGATTACAGAAGAGCAAGCTGAAGAGTTTTTTAAACAAGATGTTGGTGATGCTGAAGGGCATATTCGAGATCTTGTTAAAGTACCACTTAACGATAACCAAAGAATGGCTCTTGTGTCCTTGGTCATGAATATTGGTAGACAGAGACTGTTAGATTCAAAAGCTTTAAAGAATCTAAACAATGGAGATTACAAAGGCTTCTTATTTGAAGCTAATGATCCAGCAATGGGTTTTGTAAAGGACAGGAAAGGTGGCGAGATACTTGGCGGACTTCTAAAAAGAAGAGACGATGAAGGGAAGATGTTTAATGGAACCCTTTGGCCAGAAGAAGAGCGTGACTGGCAGAAAGAGAACTTGGGAGCGTTTGACACAACAAACGACAGGTTCGACGAATTATATTTAGGAAACTAGGAGACCTATGCTAAATACAAAAACAAAGATTTATGACGGTGTTACATTCGATATGAGCACTGGAGATGTTATTAGTCACGGTAAGGTTTCTTACGTTGATAGTAACAAGGTGGCTTACACAAAAGGTGGAGACACTACACAAACGACTACGATGGACCCTGCATTAACAGCGGCAGCAACAAAGATGCTTGGCCACGCAAGTACCGCTTACGAAAATGGTGAGCTTGGTGGTGTTGCTGAGTTAAATCCATTAGCACAACAAGCAATTGACCAAGCAGGTGGTGTTGCATCTAATCAAGACCAATTAGCAGCCAACATGATGGCTCAGGCTAACCAAGGCGTTGACCTATCAGGCATGAAGACTAAGTACTCACTTGAGGCTCAACAAGCTCTTGGTGGAAACGCAATGGGCGCTTCTGCAACTGGAACTATGGGTGGTCAAAGAGAAAGGTTTAACCAAGCCGGTATTCAGAACAATCTTGCAGCTAATTTTGCAAGTGTTGACCAGACGGCAGCACAGCAGAACATGGCATTCAACCAAGCGGCTCAAGCAGCTCAAAGCACTGGAATTCAAACATTAGGTCAGGTTGGACAAGCTCAACAGACTTATAACCAACAAGTGGCTGACGCGGAAGGCAAAGCTTTGGAGCAATACGCTCAAACATTTGGTCAGGCTGGCAACTCATTCGGTAAAACTGTTACGCAGACCGGAGGTAAGTAATGAACTGGTCAGACCTTGACCTTGGCTCAGTTTTTGACTATAAAAAATTAGCCGAGATGAAGATGGACGATGAGGTTGTTAAGGGTGTCACTAATAGTGATATTGCAACTAGCGGTATTGGAGCATTGAACTCTGGCAACTGGGGACAAGCTGCGGCTGGACTAGCTGGTAAAGCTGCTGGAACTGCTGTGTTAGGACCAGTCGGTGGTATGGTAGGTGGAGCTGTAGCTAGTTATTTGACACAAGGTCCACAGCCAATGACTATATGGGATTAAGGAGAGTGTTATGACACCAGAAGAATTAGAAAGATTAAAGATGGAAGGTATCAAAGGATATCTTTCAGGAAACCTCTCACAATCAAGAACAGCTGAGATTTCAAATGCTGTACAAGAAGGTTCGGTAAAACAAGTAACCAGTCAAACCTCAGCATTTGATCTAAGCCCAGAAAACAGATTTACACCAATGATTGCAGCACAAGCTAATAACAAAGGTGTGAACACAGAAAACCTTGAAACAGGGAAAATATCTGATTCAATATTTGACCAGATAGGAAAATGGTGGGACGGAGATAAGGCAACTAGTGCTGTAGCAGAATCTCAACCAACGTTTCGACTTAACCCAGAAGCAAACAGAGCAGCATTTGATGCGTTGAACGAAAAGTATCCATCAGCTAACTTTAATATGTACCTCCCGGATGTAGACTGGTCTAGTCCAGAGGCAGAGGCGAAGTTTCAAGCTACTGTTCCAGATAACCTTGCAGTAGACCCTAGAGGGACAAAAGAAGGTATAGTTGTCAATACTACTAACGCTGAGTCTGAGTTGGTAAACCCTAGAGTCACGGCAAGACAGAACGTTCAAGAAAGAGACGCAGCTGTGAAAGCGGATGTGCAAGCATTTGAAGACGTTTTTGGAGAGAGTGGCGGTGATGTTCGTGCAGAATATAATGAACATAAAGACACTATTGAAGCTCTAAGCGGACTACAAGAGAGATATAATGCTCTGACCCCTGCTCAACAGAAAGGTCGTGTTGGATTGGGATTATTAAAGAGGATTGAAGACCTTTCGGTTAATAAAAGCGAAATAGAAGAAAGTATTTTTGAAACTGAAGAGGCTGTATATTCTACTAAGGTTGATACTAAGCAGAAAGAAGAAGCCAAACCAGCGGCCACAAAAGAAGAGGTTTATAGCGGTTTAGGCGATGCAGCAAAGAGCTATCAAGTTCACACCGACGCAGGTGATGCTGAGGGTCAGGCGAATGTTGAAAATGGAATCATTAAAGAGATCGAGAGAAACAAAGGCGACGAAGGCTTCTTAGACAAACTAAACTCTTGGATTGTAGATAACCCTGCATTAGCCAGTGGTATCGGAAATGCCCTTGTTGGTTTTATTTCAACAGGTAGCGCCTATAAAGCTTTAGGTCTTGGTATTCAAGGCTATATAAATGGTGTTGGCAAGGCTGACGCAGACAAGAAGGCATGGGACAAGATTGGTAGAGACTTGATGATTGATGATGGAGCCACACCGGCTTCTGTCAAGAAATATCTAAAGACTCAGAACATTGAGGACCTTGTATTCTCTAAAGCGCCTCCTGAGATTAAATCAGACTCTCACGGCTCTAAGTGGGTTGGCGGAAGAAGGTATGAGTTTTGGAATACCCAGCAAGGTATATGGATTAGAAACCCTAATGGAACAGGCTATATTCCAGCAAAGTATTTGTCTGAGGACTTTCAAAGGTATCCAGACTTTGACAAATCAATACACACAAAGAAAGGTAGAGATGAAGCTCAAAATCAATATGCCAAGGAACAAGCCAACATTGTAAGCAATGTTATGATAGATTCTGGAGTGCCAACTCATAAGGCAAACGCTCTTCATACAAACCATATTGGAAACGCAATAGATTCGCTACGCACAGCATACGGGCTTGACTTTACAGACCCAGCAACCAGAAACGCTGCTGGCATGGCGATGCAGAGCCATGTTAACTCTGAGGCCGCTAGGTGGCATACCTTTAAAGATAAGCACGATGAAAAGGAATATCACAAGTTCAAGTGGGATACTAACTATAAAGCCGCTATTGAGAAAGGGATGATTAAACAGCAGCTTGCTAGTAACTCTCTTCCACAGGAGATATTGCTTAACAAGGATGGCGAAGTTGACAAGAAAGGTACTTCAAAGTTGTACAGGAAGATTAACAACTTTATTAACCACCCAGACAACAAAGGAAAGACGCAAAACCTTGGTTCTGCAATTAAAACCATTTATAACGAATGGGTTACAGAGGTTCATGGTGGAAACAAAGAAAACGCTTTGAAGCACAACAAGGGAGAAAGTGCATTTTTAAGGTGGGCTGATGAACACGCAGACTTTGTGATTGAACCACCTGAAGACAAATAGGCAACACTAATACCGGAGAATACATGGCAAACATTAATCTAGCAGCGCGTGATGACACCTTTATTGATACAGAGGTTGGCAAATATGCCTTTATTGATAACGATACAATTAAAAATGATGAGGGACACTCTGTTAGACTAAAAGGCTTAGCAGGTCCAGAGACATCAAAGTTTCTTAAGCACGATGGACTGTTTGGCGATGAGTACTCTATATCTTCCGGTCAATACAAGGGAGACCTTAAGACAAAACAAGTAGGTCAGATTGCAAATGAAGGTGGGTACAACAAGCTTGTACTCACTGGCAATCAAACTCATGGAAGAGATGAGGGTGACCTTGTGAACGAGGAGGGTCAAACACTCTCTGACAGGCTTATATTCGAGGGCATTATTGACCCAGCAACTAATGAGGGCCTAAAGAAAAGCGAGCTTGGAAGAATACATAGAGCATTAAGTGGCGAAGGTGATGACATATACTCTCAGGCACGTGCAGAGGAAGCTCAGAAAGATAGAGAGCAGTTTATTGGCTGGAAAGGGCAAGCCATTGATGAACAAGACCTTATGGAGTACAATCAAGCAAGAGGCTTGGTCTCTGACGGTACTTGGGGTCAGTATGTTCAAAACTCAGTTCAATTCAGGTCTAACGATAGAGATATAAACAACCAAGCAAACAGTGCATTCTCTACAGGTCTTGAATCAGGTCTTAATAACATCGCCTCGTCTGCTTATGGCTTTGCCAGCCTTATTGGAGATATGGTTAATAATGAAGAGTTGTTCGACTGGGGTCAAAGAAATGCAGAGCATTATGAGATTGAGAATGAACAGTTAGGTCATTATGTAAATACTATTGGAGATGTTGATAGTCTTGTAGACTTTGGAAGATACACAGCTGGAATGTCTGGACAGATGATTCCGTATCTTGTTGGCTTATTTGGCGCTACAGTTGGTGGTATTGCAGTTGGTACTGCTACTGGTGTAGCCGCTCTAGGAACAGGTATAGCTGTTGGTATCCCTTCAATTATCTATGCTGGTGAATCATACCAAGGAATGGAAGGAGACATGACTGAGCGCGGTGTTGGCTGGGCTTTGTCAGCAGGTGTTGCTGCGACTCTTTTAGATAGGGCTGGACTAAGAGGTATGCTAGATGTTAAAGACGTCTTGTCAAAAGATATTACTGAGCAATTAGTAAAGTCATATGCAGCTAAACAAAACATACCTGTAGATAAGGCAAGAACATTTTTACAACACCAAGCCAATGCAAGAGTTGTTAGTGCTTATGCAAAACTCAATGGTATTGGATTCGCTGAAGCTAAAAAGAAGATTGGAGACATAACTGCTGACATTCAACAAGAATTGATTAAGTTCTTAGGAGACAAGGCGTCACTAACACTTAACAAA